CTGTGCCACGCTGCTCAGATGCAGTTCAATTCTTATCGTACCTATCTCTAGGACGATGAGCAGGAGACTGTCTTTCTGCAGAGTGCGCTACTACTCCACAGACCCTCTTTCAAGGGTGCGACGTGAGTCGTACTGTGGACGCCGACGCCCAACATCAGAGTGTTAGGCCAAATATTAGTATCGCCGGGAGGTGCGTCAACTAGGACGGTTTCTCCGGTTCAGGTCTACTTGACCAAGAGCCCAGAAATCGAACTAAGATACGAAAGGGTCTTCGAAGCACAGGCTTAAGGTGATCTCTTCGGCTCATCGCCAAAGATCTCATCCCAAGTCCGCGCTTTCGTCGACGGATTCTTCTTAGCCCAATCCTCCGGACTCTCCATCACTGATGAAGGTAAAGGAGTTGGGTTAGGATACAGTCCAAACCCCTCTGAGGCTACCCCTGGGCTTTCAAACCCATCGGACCCCATAGGAGAACCTTCTGTATCCGCCCGCATCTCTGCGGCGGTCTTCCACCACAGTTCCGTATCGGTCATCCGCGTTCCAGCTCTCGCTACAGCCTGTAGCCGAGCCCATCGTTTGATCCAAGCTCCAATACGCACTCGATTCTCGGGAGTTTCCTCTCGAGTAAAGGGATTGTAATGGAATTTGACATCTACAACAGACTTGGCTTCAAGCCATGTTTGAAAGATGGACGAGAACCCTTCTTCTGATTCGGTAGACTGATCCAGAAACTCTTGGATATGGGAAATGACCTCAACCAATGCTTCTCTTCGAAGCACGATTGCTCGCCAATCCCACGCCAAAAGGCGTCTGAACCATTCCCACCGTTCCAGGAAAAGGGTTCCTCTTTGCGGGTCTGACTCTAAGGCCTTCTTAGCGTCCTCACTTTCCATATGGAGAATCGACGTTGGCTCCGCAAGTCGCGGAACCTCCATCAACTCATCCACATAGGAAGGAAGAGGTAGAGATGTCGGAGATGTTACTCTCCGTAACTCTAACAGCAGCTGCTCCCAGGACTGAGGCGGCTCAGAGACCAATAAAGATCTCCGAGTCACCCAAGCCCCGTAAGAAGCTGCTGACCACTTAGATGCCTCAGGCATAGCTAGGAAGCCGAGCAGACCGACCAACCGATGAGAGAGAACCTCAAATCGATTAGTCAGACCCCCCAGATTCCGGTAACCAAATCCTAGGAACCCCGCTACATCGGCAAGCCGCATAGCAGAATTCTTTCGAATAAGTTCACCGAGAGTCCGAAGGTCTCGACTCGCAACCTCAGCCTCCAGAAGGGAGACTGGGCTAACATCTTTACCACTCCAAACAAATCTCTTAGCGAACTCGAAACTTCCGTTCCGAGACCGTAGAGACTTGTGAAGAGCGATTCCAATGCCAAGCTCTTGGCATAAGATCAGGTATAGATCGGCGACCTTTCGATCAGCGATCACCAGATCGTCACCAAGTACCGCATAGCCGGAAAACCAACTTAGGTGGCCAGCGCGGTGTGCTGCCAATTGCACCAACCAATGGTGCGTGATGGCTAACATCGCCCAACTAGAGAGAGCTCCCATCGGCTGCCCAACTGCGTAACGTACCTTGGAAGGTAGTTGCGAAGCAGGGATACTTCCGGGGACTTCCCTAGGAAGGTGATAATCTCTGTCGACCAACAGCCTCGCCCAAGCATCAGCTTGTGGCCATCCTAGGACGGATCCAAGGACAACCACTTGGAGATGCACGGGGATTCTGTCAGTCGCAGCCGTCAGATCAAACGAATCTACTCGGTTAATCTTGTGCTCAGAGACATAGTGGGACAGATACGTAATCGCTCCTCCTTGATCGAAAGTTCCGTCCCCCGGCAATTGCCGAAGGATCGTGAACAGCCAATCGTGGAGAGGCGAAAGCGCCATCTGTGTCCACCAGTCAACCATCGCGAACGTTCGAATCTTCCCAGCGGCTTCCTCTTTGAAACCTAGTTTCCCAAGACTTTCGTCTTGGTTTCCTTTGGTTACAAAGTTGTTACCATGTTCCACGGCCACCACGGCCTGGGACAATCTAGGGAAGGCGTTGCACCAATCACTGAAAGCTTTCCACGCACCCGGATTTCTCCGGAGTGTATGGGCGGCAGTAGGGATTGCTGCAGCGCTGGTTGCCATTCCAGAACCTGAACCGGTACCAGGAGCCGACTTTGTGATAGCGAAAGGTCGCCATCTAGGATCAAAGGGTTTGAAGGTCGCTGGAATCTGTTTCCAGAATCTAGCGCCAAAATCCAAGTAATCCGCAAAGTTGACTACTGTTGCCATAGGTGAAGTAACTGATGATAGATTAACTCGTCCTTTGAAAGACAGAACTCGGTATAACCCGAACAATGTCAGCCAAAAGCGAGCCACTCTAGCATCACCCCCTCGCAACATCTTTCGATGAGCGATTGGGATCACCCGTGGCAGGCCGGTTAAAGTTCGTGCAACACGAGGTCCGCAGGGAGTCATGTCCGCCTTAGGTTCCTTTCCGAGTCCCTTCATCAGGGAAATGGAATGAGACTTCAGGTTGATCACAACGCCCCGCGTTCCTTGTGCAACATAAATGGCTCGAACAAAGCGAGCGAACCGTACAGTGGCCAAGACCCACGACCGAGACAATCTCCCTAGCACTACCCTCCCCACCTTTCTTAGGAGTGGAGAAAGTAGGGCCTTGCTGGATTTTAGACCAGCATGCCAAGCTAGTTGAACTCCTAACTGTCTAGCTAGCGATTTCAATAAGGTTCTCGTAAAAGAATCTCTGTTGAACATTGCTAAAAAGATAGAAAAGGAATCCCCTTAGCGCTTCCGTTTCCAGACCTTTCACAGTCTGGGCGGCAGGCACCCCTCGGGGGATAGCGAGATTAATCGCGTGTGGTTACATGTCCTTACTCAAAAGGCCGTTAGGCTGAGAGTCAGAATTAGACATGTGCACTAGGATAATGTGAAGCTACACTTTCGTGTCGGACTCCACATCACCTCAGGTTATTAACCTGACCGGTTTTACTTCGCACACAGATCCTTTCCATCGTCCCAACCGGACCCCGGAAAGAGTATGTAGTGCGGAGACTCAAGGGCTCGCACAAGGCCTAAACCTTATACAAGACTTCAAATCGCTGCACCACTCCTCTCTCCTATTTCCTTTCGGTCCTAAGGAGCCGAACGTGCGGCCACTACTACCAAGTAGTGCCCACTGTAAGTTCCATTCCGACCGCTAGTTACCCAGCCATGGGAATCCTTGACTATTTAAGATCAAGGACGGAGCTATTTTCCAGCAATGGAAAAGGGAGTCGTGTCCTCTCTCAGTGAGCCTCGATAGTATCGAGGTTTGCCGTGAGATTCTATTCAGATGCAGGGGGATTAGACCCAACATCCGAACAGTCCGAAAGGGCTGTTCCGGAGCTGCCTTGTCAGGCA